GTTAAATCTAGGGTCAAGCCCGAGGGGCCTGTGCCGTCTAATTTGTCCCCGTTCCACAAAGATTGAGGAACATCTCTAGCGTCACTTGGCGATCCTGACGTGCTCGTGCGAAGAACAAATTGAGGTTCGGATAAATTCTCTTTTTGTAAGAAAACACCGTTCCCAGCATTAAAGTAACCCACACGTGAAGTAACTTCAGCCGTAGGCTGCATGACAAAGGTAGCAAGTACCAAAAGCCCTTTCCCGGGCTGATATGGCATACATCGAGCAGATTGTCTGATAACAGTCTGAGAAGGACCATTTACCGTCATACTGACGGAGCATTCATCTGCTACATAAGTTGACGTAGGGACCCCAGAACCCGTCCCTTGTTCATCAAACTGATTGTCTTTGGCAAATCTATTTTGGCTGTCGAACAAAGTGTAAGGTTCCGATACCCGCAACCTTCCGAAAGCGTCGGCCCCAACACCGGCCCCGTAGACACCAATCGTCGCAGTAGTAGCCATAAATTGAGCGATAAAGTTATCCAGCGTATTGAAATACTGCCGGAGGATGTTGTTTAAAGCATCTTGGTAGACACTGTCATACAAAGGCGGCGCATACGGTAAAGCAGGGGCCTTGGTCCTCGGTAAAGGAACAGCGTCTGTAGTTACAATGCTACCCATTAGCGTCTACCATCCGCACGAATATCAATCTTAGGAACCCCTAGCTGCCATTGTGTACCGCGAGTAGTGGATTCCACCCTAAAGGCCATTTGCCTTCCTCTTACCCGGGTATACAAAATCTGCCCAAACTGCTGGACGTTGTATGTTTGCTGCCCCGCATAAGACTGCGCAGACGACAATTTAGGAGCTTGTGTAGAGCCGTAGTTTGATCCCGGATTTTCTCTTGGCCGAACTTTAAACACCACGGAAGGATTAGCCGAAGTTAAACCTGAGGTGTTTGACCCATCAAATGTAATGTCCGGAATAATCTGGGACACAAACCCATAACTATGACCATCCCCAATATCAAAATCGGAAGACTGAATGTAAGAATTAATTGGAGCCGGTGGATTAGTAGACCCATCGTCTACACCTACTTCATGACTGATCAAAAGACCCGTTGGCGTGGTAGCAATTGGGTACGGCCGCAAAGAAGTATCTAGCCATGCTGTTCGGCTCAACGTGCCGTAATACCAAACCTTTTCCCCATAGTTGTATATGACGTAACGATCTATGACCGTAGAATCTTTAGAGCAATAAAACCACCAAATTTCGGTATACCCTTCGTTCGTCCCCGCAAAAACTTGCGCAAACTGATCCCGATTAATGTTTTCGTAGACATAAGTTCTGACCGAACAGGGTAGAGTATTTACCCTACCATCGTAAACATAGAACTTATCAATGCCCATCCAAAACACAGCGCCAGTAGCCGCTACCATGGAGTTTTGTGAGGCCATGGAGATATTATCGGAGAGGAGGTTAAAGCTCCACACCAAGGGGAAACCAATGTACTGCATTGCGTACAAGGCGCTGTCTGTCCAAACTAGAACTTCTAAACGAGATTGAAGCGCACCAATGATGGAGGACCCACGAGACAAACGGAAACTACCCGCTTGGTTAGTTTCAGTATCCGTCCAATCATAGTAATCTTCCTGATCCGACCAACGGATCAGCATTGGGTCTAGTTCAGTGCTGTTGTATGCCCCATAGCCATTGCAGCCAAAACAAATCGTGATTCGTGTGGCATCCGACACGAGCACCTGATTTATTTTGCTAGGAACATCGGGGCCTTGAATAAGAAATCCGCGAGTGCTCCAAGCAGGGGATGCTCCGCTAAGGGGTTGCCATCTGTAAAGCCCTCCGCCTCTCGGAGAAAATAAAAGGTCTTCCCCGTAGTTGGACTGCGACCAAATACGCAATTGTTGAAGAGGAGCGGAAGAGCCAGAGTAAGGTTCTCCCCAACCGGGGAAGTTTGTGGCTTGATAAACAAGCGTCCCGCCTGTATGCGAAACCGCTGTTGTTCCGTCCTGCCCTCGCAAGCCGCCGCTAAATTGATTACCAGCGATAGACGTATAGGTTATATATTCGCTATCAATCAAAATTGCGCCCGTGCCTGTAAACGCAGAACTATTTACAACAGGGATAGTAGTGACGGAATTGTCAATATTTCCGCCGGGGGCAGCAGGAAGTGCAGTAGCTACGCCGCCGGGGATAAATCCTCCCCACGGAGAAACGCCCCATCCTGTGCCAACAGTGTTTGTATCTGCACCCACACCTATTTGATAGGCTGAATCGGTAGCAGACCCGCCGTTTCCGCTATCAGAAGCATTTGCAACGACAGGGGCTCCACCGTTATTAGTAGCAATGTTGCCGGTTACCGCTGCACGAGCGGATATAGTGTACTGCGTACCACTGATGACTGTTTGTATTTGATACTCTTGATTAAGCACGGCAGCAGTGATATTGCCGCCAAGACTTACTGCATTACTGAACGTGACAAAATCACCAACTTGAATAGCGTTGGCTAATGTGTCTGTAACCGTAATAGTTGATGATCCATTAGTCGCAGCAAAAGTGGTGGTGTTGAGGTTTGTCTCACGGATCGGGGTTATGTCGTAATACTCAGCACCATTCTCCAAGTAAAACTTCAAACTGGTGCCTAGCCCAACAATGTTAAACCCTTTAAGAGTTACCCAATTCCAAAGAGAGCGGCAAGTCCCTAAAAACGTAGTGTACGTATCCGCTGACCACCCACCAATTTTTTGCGGCATACCGGCACGAAACCGGATTTTGTCACCGTCATACCACCCACCTTCGTTAGTAAGGGTAGTAACTTCCCTTACTATCCCCGGCCTAAATTGAAGTTTTTGAAATGGCATAAAAATCCTCGTTTTATGAGGCAGTAATTAAAATAATACCTTTGGTGCCAGCAACCACAAAATAAGAAGGAGAATACACAGCCGTGTAAAGCTCCCCTTCGTAAGAGGGCACGTTAGTTGATTTAAATGTAACGCCATCTACAGTCATTTGTACGCTTAGGTAATATTTAGAGCTTATGAATTTATACCCTGCTGCAATAAGCATTCCATTAGGCGGTTCAATTGCAAACGACCGAATAAAGGTGTTTGCTTCTGCCATGGTTAAATTAGTCCACGTAGTCCAATCATATGGGGTAGTAATAAGATACCCCCCACTGGCTGGACCATCTAATGCAAAAAAGTATCTACTGCTATTTAAATTAGTTGGACTTCTGCGATACTCTATTGATCGCATGATTCTAGTTGAGCCACCTGTATTGACCGTGGGCACTGGACCAACATTGCCCCAAAGACCAGAAGCAGAGAAAAAGGTCTCTAGCTTATTGACAGATCCCCCCGCTAAACCAAACGCAAACCCATAAAGAGGGTCCTCCGTGTAGTACATAGCGTAGTAATTAGATGAAAGAGGCTGAGTACCTGCGGTCCAATTTACGCCATCAGAACTATATACAACATGATCTCCAATCCCAACAAAAGTGTATTTACCAATTCCCGGACCGGGGGTATCCATTTGTGAGCCATACATACCAGCAAGGATAGTAAGACCTGCCGTAGCGCTACTGAAGTTTTCAGCCCAATTTACGCCATCGGTAGTGCTGTAAATAACTCTGGGTTTTCCATTTTCGGCGGAACCCCCCACAATAACTCTAGTGCCATCTGTTATTAATGCAAATCCAGAAAAAGAAACATCAGCAGCGGCAGCAGGGAGGTAATATCCGGTTATAGAAGTAAGAGTAGTTGTAGTAAAAACTATGGCGGAATTACTTGTAGAAAAGACATACAAGCCCCCACTTATGCCACTTGCGTAGGTGCTGGATAGAATCCTTGAATTACTTGAATAAACAATAGTAGCAGTGCTTCTGGTAAACCCTGTTGCATACTGTATTTGGTTTCCAACGAACACATATCTTCCAAGAGAAGAACTGTATTCGATTCCATATATGGTTATGTCCCCGACAAGATTAGCAGCAGCAGGAGAGTTTCTTTGAACAGTGAAAGCGGTCCCGTTTGTACTAGTAACTAACTGACCTTTTTCTCCACCTATTAAAAGAGTAGACCCCGTGTAATGCAATGAATAAGCGGATTGTTCTCCGATTGATGCAGTGGCTGTATAAACTGTTGAAAATGCTGCATTACCAGCGGCATTTGTTCTAATAAAAGGGGCTCCAGTGCTTATTGTATTACCTACTACAACATACAAATTTATAGGAGCACCGGCCCATATTATTTTCCTAATTGATTCTGTCGTATTGTTTGCAATATTGATCCATGTAACCCCTGAATCATTAGAATAGATATACCTAGAGTTCGATGACCCCCCAACAGCCACCCATCTTCCGGGAGCCCCTGACCCAGAGGGATTGCCCCAAGTAACACTAGTAAAACTTTCAGTGACCCCTGCGGGGGCAGAACGAGAAGTCCAAGCAATACCGTCGCTGCTCGTTTTTATAAGCGCGCTGTCACCCACAATGACATACACATTGTTTGCATAGTGGATGCTTACTTGATTAGTTTGTCCAGTTACTGCGTTGCTCCATGTAACCCCATCATTATTGGAGTACATGATGGTGGTAGCACTAATCGCTACAAATCGATTATTTGTGCTGTCGTAGGTTACGGAAAGATACTCAAGCGAAGCTGAAGTTCCCGCAGGGGGAGAAATACGAGTCCATGTAGCACCGTTTGTGCTACGCATGATGGTAGCTTTTTGTCCTACAGCAATAAACGTATTTCCAGACCTTGCTACACCATTTATGTAATCTACGTACCCATTGTTACCATCGGGAATGTAAACAGACCTATCTGTCCATGTGATGGTCCTGTTTGCCCCGGCCCCCATCATTAGCCGTTGTGTAGTTGGTTCCATAATTAGTTAGTGTAATTAATTAACGCAGAACCACGCCACGTAGAGCCGCCATTGCTTGTGACAAACATAAAAAGATGAACCCCGTTTGATATGTTGGGGGGCGCATTTTCTGGCCAATATGTATTCGCCCACCATGTTGGAAGGGCTCCCGAAGAAGTAGTCAACTGCACCGTTAAACTGTATACCTCTGATGGTACGTTAGATATAGTGAACGTAGAGTTAGTTGAGATAGACTTGGTAAAATAATTTCCCAACGAACAGTCTACGTTCAATGCTGGAACGGCCACAGCATTGCTCTTGTATTGGCCGTTAATATATGCGCCCAACAAGGTTTTATTTGTAAGTGCCTGAGCACTAATAGTGTCTACTAAGAATCGCAGAAGTGAACCCGTTCCAACTACTCCAGTATCTGTGGAGCTATTCCAACTAATGTTCCCGTTAGTGACTAAATTTGCCAAAGAAGCGGCAGGTATCTCAGTCACAACAGCACTCGCTGCATGAGCAACGTCTGATGTGCCACCTTGCGCACGAGAAAGGCCGGTAAGCGTATTAGTTGTTTTTCCTGAATAGGTGATTCGCTCTGAGTCTATCTGTATTGTTCCGCTGCTAGAAAATGCAGTTCCATCTACAAGTGTTAAAGAACTAGCTCCAGCAGCAAGCGCACTTGCCAATGTGGATGAGGGAAACGCTGTGGCATATGCTGGTGGCAATAACTTTTCATTTACCGTTATGTTTTTACTGGTAGCTGTTTCTACTACCGTCAAGTCGTTCGAAACGGTTAGGTTATTCCCTACGCGAAAGTTTTGGCTAACTGAATTTAATGCGTCGTATGCGTTAACCCCGTCACAAAGAACAAAGGATGTTTGTCCCGTTGGAATAACTACAAAAGCCGAACCGGGAGCGGCTGTTGTACCACCAATGGAAGTGGCCACATAAATCGTAGCCGTATACCCAGAAATATTTTTAATGATATAAAGCTTAGTGGCAGGTGGCGCATAGACCGCAAAGTTTGTGGCAAGCGGCGATCCTACGTTAAGTTCAAGAACCGCATTCCTTGCTTGATCAGCCGCACCATCCGTGGCCACTAGTGCATACGGTGTCGCTGTAATAGTGATGGGCTCATAACCGGAAATAGCCTCTTCGATCAAAGTGCCAAGGTTAGTATTCGTGGTAGAGCCCCATGTCCCGGACTGCTCTCCGGTCCCAATAAGCTCAATACGTAAATTAGGAGAAAACGTACTTGGCATGGCTATTCCTTACTTTTGCCTTGCGGCGTTGTATTGTTTGACGCATTGGTCGAGGGCAGTTTTAAGCCGGTCTGCTTCGGCAGCGATCCCAACAAGAAATTCTCCATCCTCTCGATGAAGCTCTTTTCCACTACAGGAGGCTGATCCAGTGCTGGTAGTACCGGACACGGTACTTGTTTCGGCGGGGCGGGGCGATCTGTCGCGCAAGCTGTTACTAAGAGCAGTGGCACGAGCATTAATATCCCTAATCTCGGCATCTTTCTGTCTCCTCAACGTATCAGCCGTGTTCTGTAATTGCTGCTCCCGTTTACGTGCTTCTTCTTGCGCCTTGGCGTACTCGGCGTACTGCTTGGCTTTTTCCGCATCCCATTTCTGTTGGATTTCGGCTTGGCCAGCAGCGTTGCCTTTATAATACCCTCCCCCGGCTGCCGTGCCAATGGCAATTACAAAGCCGAGGATGACCCAAGGATTCATCATTTTGGCGGCACTTTTGTGCCATCCAATTTCTTGTGAATCTTAACATCTTTGCAAACTTTTACTTCCTTGCCCTTAGCGTCTTTTTGGACGTTGCAGACCTTTTTGACTTCCTGCGCCAACGATAAGTTAACAGTCAAGGCCAGCAAAGTTATCAATAGCGTTTTCATCAGTTGATCTCCGGATGAGGGGGTTGAACAGGCGCTGGTTTACCGCCATAGCCTGTAGCTACTGGTGGCGGAGAACTAATAGGATCAATGGTCGGTTCCATGCGCACAGGCGCGTGGGTGGGCGCGGAAGCCTTTGGGCCAATCGGCGGCACAGGCTTATCCTCACGGTCTTCCTTGGTAGACAACCCCGGTGGCGTAAACTGAGGCAGCGCATCCTTGCCTTTGACCGCCAAAAGTGTTGCCAATGAGCCAAGTATGTACTTGGACATGTCGCTCAAAATTAGGAAGAACTGCTTGTCCGCAGGAGCCATGCCCGACATCGGCTGTGTTACAAAAACGACACTGTATAGGCTGACCCCCACCATGATGATCACGGTGCAGCAGAACGTCAGCGCAATACAGAACTTAATTACCGCATCGTGCTGTTCCTGAGTTAGCGCAAGGAACTGGCTGATCAACTTTAGCGGGTTCATACGTTTCCACCTTCATGTCTTCAGGTTTAGTCAACTGATCCGGACAGGTTCCGGTGCTACTACAGTACGGTCTCTTGCACTGCTTCTTTTCCCAATTCTCTGGGTCCTGACATTCGTACCGGTAGCGGTCACACCCACTAAGCCACGCGAGTATCAGAACCAAACATATTGAGTGCCACTTCATAGTGATGCTCCCTGTCTGCCAATCCAATAAATCCACCATTGATGCGCTTGGTCAACATGCGGATATCTCCTGCATCGGCCAAAGCATTTAACTTATTAGTTTCCCAAAACCAGCAAGCACTTTGTGCTGCGCCTTCGAAAGTCTCTAAATACTCCGAGGCTTGTTCTGGTGTCATCTCAAGCGAGGCACCAAACCAAAAATAATTATCCTTGCCAGTCAACTGGAGAATGCCTCGTCCGCGAAAAATCCAGCCCTGCTCACTAGCCTCATCCCCGTTACCCATCCTATTAGCGTACACACGGCTGGCAATCTTCTTCGGGTTGCGCTCATACTGCTTGGCAAGCTCCATCGTTGGAAAATACTTGGCAAAAATACGCATCAGACCAGACGCACTGTAGTTCAGGTTCTCTGTAACAAAGACAAAGCCACCAGACTCATGACTACACTGGGCCAAGAAGGCTGCCACGCGCTTCGGGGTATTGATTTGATATTCGTCGAGAAGAGATTTTCCGCCTAGCTCTGTCTGCGGACCAAACAGGGTGTCATACCACTGTTGGGGGTATTTGGTATGCGGGGCAAATTTCTTAAACTGCGCGAGTGTAATCATTTCCCGTACATCCTCTCAATCTGTATTTCTTTGCGAAGTTCCCGCATCTTTTTTACTTCTGATACTGCGGCTTGTGTTGCAAAATACATGTCGTAATACATAAAAGCTAAAACGGGCATCACGATAAAAAACATCAACAGAACTGACAAGACCACAACGATTAGTGACCAAGGGACATCCTCTGTATCGCGCTTTTCGTTGTTAGCCACATTATTCCCACCGCCCATATAACTACGAACACCACTGCCGAGACCCATGCCACCTTTGCCTTGATTTCCTGTATTCTTTTTCTGCGTCGCCATGATGCTATTTGTGCTCGTCTAAGTTCTTCTGCGTGGGCTTCCTCCTGTTCGGCAACAATTTGTTGCCACATCTTTTCGAACTTTTCCCACAGGGACCCAAGCTCTGGCGGGGCTTTAAACACCATGGTTTCCCGTATTTCCGCCAGCATAGCGTCTAGTCTGGAGGTTATCAATATGCGTTTTAGGGCTCTCCGGCCAATGCTTTCCTCTCCTTTATAGACCTGTTTTGCATCCATTTGCTCCTTCAAAAAGGCCTTACTAATGGCATCATAAGCATCCATCAAGGTGCCTAGTTGATTGCCAATGTCGGTAAAAACGTCACCCGGGTCTGCCTTGGCAATCTCCTGTACCCGCTGCACCTCAGCGTTGTATTGCTGTTTCTGTACAGGGGTCGGATCAACTATCTTGTTGTATTGCTCCTTTAGGTCTTTTAGGACATCGCTGACATCCCCCGCCGCCCCCTTGATTTCCTTGTAAAGTTGGCAACCCTTTTTAACCGCTGCGACGGCAGCATTGGCGGCGGCTAAAAGGGTTAACGGGTCAATTTATACCTCCGGCTCATCAGGGAAAACCACTGCAAACGGGTCCGTATTAGTCTGCGGAATATCCCGGAGCGCCTGTACGTATTGCAACAACGGAGTTAGCGTAGCGGAGCCAGCAAGACCCAAATCAATTAAGTCGCGCTGGCGGTCAACCCTCCACCTAAAAGCCTCAATTCTCTTATTTCGTTCTTCCCGGACCTTGACCCAAACAGCGTCCTGATTCAACTCCCAGCTTTCTGTCTCCGGCACATAGCGGTAGGAGTTGCCATCAAAGGGGTGCATGTTTGACGTAACGTCATAGTCATCCCGGTGCAGCTTGTCGCCAGAGTAGATAAAGCCAAGGTCTTCGTGGCTAACATACGTAGGAACATTGACAAGTATCATATTAAAACTGCCCTGTGTAATAGTCGCCAACTAGCGTTGGGTTAAACGGAAGAATCACCACTCGGTAAATCGTACCCGCAGTTACTGCGATGTTTATGCCGTCAGCGTTTATGCCAGAAGCCGCCCACGTCAAAGTAGTTACCACTGGGTTAACAGTCGAGTTGTTATAGTCCCCCGTTGTACCGTAAGTAATTAGATAGCCGACAGCGCCATAACCTAAATACATTCTTCTGACGAATGTTGACGCTGTAGCTCTAAATACCCCAGAGTCATAAATACAACCGGGAGGGGCGATACGGATGAAACGCCACTGCCCAATACCAGCCCGAGCCATTATTGCCTTGGAATTTCCTGTTCCTCCGCCACCGCCAAGAGATGATGAGAACCAAGCTGCATCAGGTGAATAACCGTAAATTTCAACGGTATCGTCGTTCGTCTTAGCACTGTCCCCGCCAAGCAATTCGAAGTCTTGAAACGTACAAGATGGGTTGGGGACAAATCGTAAAGTAATCGTTGCCCCCGCTGTTGCAGCAGCATTCCTGTTTCGACTTAATTGGATGTAATGCAAGCCCGTACCAAAATTATTCCAAACAACACTAATCACTCTTGCGTTATCTATCGTAGCGCTAGTCGCGGTAAGCCCTGTCCCAGACGCTGTGTATACCTTACCAATGACTAACGCATTTTGTATGTTTCTGACTGCCGTATTGTTAGCCACACTATTTTGCGTAGTGTAGTAATCGTTAATTCCCGCATCAGCGGCGGAGGTAAATGTTATCGTGGGGAATGCACAAGTAGTTGTTTCTGTTGAAGCATTAATACCCGCAAGCTCGTTTGTGAAAACGCCTGATATGTTGTTTGACTTAGCGACGTTAATTGCATTTCCGGGCTGGTTTAAATATGAAACGTATGAATTAACTCGAACAAACGTAAATGTTGTTCCGTTTGCCGTGGCCGTAGCATTAACAAAGCCAAATCTATCAGTTAAATTAAATGTTTTTTGACCGAAATATATGTATTCTGTATAGACGTTGGTTGTTGTCGGTATGCCGGTTCCGGTTATTAAAAAATATCCGGGGTTTCTGTTGAAGCCGCTGGTTGTTCTACTTAAAGTGATAGTTGAAGATCCGTTTACTGAATCTCCAGTAAGCGTAAAACTTTCTGCTGCACTACCTACAACTGGGCCATCAAAGTAGTAATTAAAGTCGTTTCTAATATTTGCGCCAATACCCCAACTTGAGCCGCGCAAATACCCTCGATACCCAAAGTTATTTCTAGAAGAAAATGGCACATCCTGTCCGCCGTTGTCATTTGCATTTATCCATCCAGCATCTCCAGCATCCACATCAATGAGGCAGGTGCCCTGCGGCACATATGCGCCCCACACTTCTGGTACACACGTAAGGTATGCAAAATAGCCAGTAAAGCCGTTTACCGTTCCGTTTGACGTAGAACCAACATTCCACCAAGCAGTCGTAGCTCCAAACGGATTACTTGCTGTTTTAAAGCACATTACCCCGTTACAGTACAACCTACCGGGGAATGCCGTATCTAACGGATTCCATACCCACGTAAGTATGATCCACTCGTTAATATCGTTAAACTGCCATACACGGAGAGCCGTGACAATTGCAGCGGGGGCAGTCGTTGCCAACGTGACAGACAAACGTCTATCTACGCCACCTTCGTTAACGATTACTTTTATTCCGTTAGCTGCCGCTGCACTACTGGCAACCCAAAACACGTTCTGGTTTACAGTAGTAATGTCATCGACTCTGAACCTCGCTTGGATAGAAAAGCCTCGCGCCTTGCTGTCCGTTGTCAATGGAAGTGACATTGACTTGGTAGAGAATATACGTTGCAGTCTTGCTGATGGAAACTCTACGGCACCACCTGCCCCAGTATCAACAAACGGTATACCGCCTACCCACGATGCTCTGTTAGCAGATAGGGCGTAGACACGCCAAACTGTACCGCCTCGATCTTCACCTAGCTGCCATGTCCAATATGCGGTAGCAGTGTTGTTGTTGTATACATGGACAAAAGTTCTGCTAGAAATGTCCCCTTCAGTCCAATAGTTGTAATAGAGCGTGGTGGTGCCGCCAAAAGTAAGCGTGACTTCTTGGGCGCCGTAGCCGCCGCCTGTCAGTGTCCCGGAAACCGTGTTATCTGCTGACCAATACGAGAGATGAAATCTTTCGCCGTTAATTCGTATGTACACCTCTGATGTTGAAACAACAGACACAGATAGGATTGTCGGCGTAGCTATTGTTCCTGTAATAAGGAACTGGCCTGTTACTCGCGTACCGGTTGGGTTTTGGCTTGCATCCCCCGCAAATGCAACAGCATAGTTATACGAATTACCGTCTGCAAAAGTGTCTTCTGTTGGGTCTACATAATTTAGCCCCAGCACAAGCTCAGATGTTGATCTTACGTTCCTAGCGGTAGTGGGCCAATTTGTCTCCGCCATGTGTAACAATTCACGTTGATACCAACGACCCCCGTTAGTTTGATCGCCTATGTAGTAGTAGTTTCGAAGAAAATTGTTTCTATCCGTAGAGGCTCTTGGAAACCCAACAACAGCATAGAAGTTATAGTTTGCGCTATCGCTAGTTTGTGCGTTTCTGTCCCAATAATAGTTATCAGGCGTATCGGTGTTGTTAAATCCCCCGCCTTTTTGCAAAGTAAAAAGAGTTCCATTATTGGTTGTACCGGCATTAGTCCAAGGCGAATACCCGGTCCCTTCTCCATAAATATTCCAATACTGAGGCTTTTGCCACGTATTAAACTCTAACGTGCGTTGACGGCTATTAGCCCGAACAATTCCGCTATTAGTAAAAACCCCGTTTACCGTTGGATTACCAGATGCGCCATTGCCATTACTAACATTTATTACCCCGTCAATACCGGGACCTTGGCTGTAAGTAGCGGAGAGTGTGCGCGGAGTAAATGTCCCATCCCCCGCTGGATTCCACGCTAGTAATCCTGCACTAGCCCCCATCTGCTCTTTGTTTACTGATCTCTTTGCAGGGTATGTTAAAAATACTTCTTTTATCCCTGCCGAAAAATTGACAAGCGCGTTAGCGTTTGTTGATGCGTAAACCGTGGTACGAGCAAGGGTTGTAGCCCCTGTTAATGTCCCAAGACCTACTTCCCATTCGTTTGTGCCCTGACCGACAATCGCATAATACGTTGTGTCATTTATAGCTAAAGCGGCACTAAACGCTTGAAATCCCGCGCTGGTCCCAGCAAGAGTGATAGGCCCCGTACCAACAGTGGTTGTGGACTCTTTTACACGGTCTGCAACAATAAACGCCATAATTGCCTCATACGGTATTGTTTACCTGCCAATCTCCGGGCTCTTCCGTTTCTTCCGGGTCCCAATTTGGCAAGGTACTGCTGTCTATGTTTTGCCAGTTTTCCGGCTGGTTATTCTCTATTGTGCCCCATCCGGGGGCAGTATTGGTACTAACTTCTTGCCACGTGCCTGATTGATTATTTTCGGCGGTGCTCCAGCCGGGATTGGTATTGGTATCAATCTCTTGCCAAGTGCCTCCCTGTGCCGTATTTACCTCCCCCCAATTTGATGCGGTATTTGCCTCTACCGTCTGCCAATTTCCGGGCTGATTGTTCTCCACCTCCCCCCACGCCGGAGAAGTATTGCTGTTGATGTCCTGCCAATCCGGGGTTTGGCTATCGTTTATAAGCTCCCAAAGGAAGCGACTAAATGCGGTGTCTTGAAGTCGGGAGGACTCAAGAATTGTCGCCGAGAAAAGAATAGATCGATTAAATACCGCAGACAATCGAACTGCTTCGGATTGTGCTACCGGATAAATAGCCGTTGAAGATAAAAATGCGTCTAGCTGAATATCTTCATCGATGTTTGTCCCAAAAAGAACATCCCCCGTTTGGTTCTCACTAACACTGATAGCTTCTAATAGCGCCTTAAGAAATACAGCAGTAGAAGATCCTTGATCTACAACCATTACAGTTTCAGCACGTTGGGCGAAAGCTGTTTGAGTTCCTGTGCTTGTGTCATAAAATTGGGCATCTTCATCAATATCAGCAGAAAAATCAGCTTGTGCAGACGATAGCCCAGACAAATCAGCTTCTTCCAAAACTGACGACACAAAATCAGCTTGAGCCGACTCTGTAGTGCTCGTATCTACCTCTTCATTAACGGACCTAAAAACCGTTAGCGTCGAATTTTGATCGACGAGCATTTCCACGCGATCTTCAACAACACTAATCAAAAGACTTGAAGTGATATTTAAGTCATACGCTTCTATAGCGTCGGATAAAATACCCTGTGAAGGAA